TTAGTCTCCGCTGTCTCTGCATTGGCCTGAGCAGTGGATGCCGCTGTAGCACTAGTGGCTGCATTGCTTGCCTGTGTAGACGCTGTAGATGCGCTAGAGGCGGCTGCTGTGGCACTGGTGCTTGCTTCACTTGCCTTAGTTGTCGCTGTTGCCGCACTAGTCGCTGATGCAGTAGCACTGTTAGCAGAGTTAGTCGCTGACGTAGATGCTGCTGTGGCTGAACTAGCGGCATTAGTCTCTGATGTACTAGCCGCTGACGCACTGTTGCTTGCGTTAGTAGCGGAAGTAGCTGCACCACTTGCTGAACCTGCTGATGCTGTAGCGGAACTAGCTGAGTTAGTAGCTGATGTTGCCGCATTAGATGCTGACGTAGCCGCATTGCTCTCAGAGGTGGAAGCGTTAGATGCGCTAGTAGCGGCCTCTGATGCCTTAGTCGTAGCCGTAGAAGCACTCGTAGACGCACTGGTTGCGCTTGTAGCGGCTTCTGTGGCTTTAGTAGTAGCAGTGGTAGCGGAAGTGCTTGCGTTGCTCTCAGAGGTACTAGCGGCTGTCTGAGAGGCACTGGCTGCTGTAGCACTTGTAGCAGAGGCTGTGGCACTATTGGCCGCATTAGTCTCTGAAGTAGCTGCGGCAGTCGCTGAGTTACCTGCGGCAGTGGCATACCCTGCAACACCTGAAGCACTGTTGGCCGCATCAGTTGCAGATGTAGCCGCCTGAGTTGCTTTGGTAGATGCTGTGGTTGCAGAGTTAGCCGCTTCAACAGCACTGGCCGCTGCATCGCTTGCTTTCGTAGTAGCTATGACAGCTTGTTCTGTAACGGCTAATAGCGTGGCGTCCGTATTGGAATCACCTGCACCACCGTCACCTCTAAATATAGCCATTAATAACTCCTACGAAAACAAACAAAGGGAAAAGGGAAAGGGGACTCCGTAGAATCCCCTTAGTTGTATTAGCTTACTGAACAGCCAATACGAATCCTGCTTCAGGACGCATTACTTGACAACCGTAAAGCGTATCAGCAGTGTAGAGAGTACCCAAGAACTCTTGCTTGTACTGAGTCTGTGAGCGAACGCCTTGCTGCTCTGCAAGAACATTAGTGTCCTTGTGGATTAGCTGTGCGCCACGTACACCAGATTCAATAGTAGGTACGTTAGTAGAAACGAATACATCAACGCCATAGAGGTTACCAATCTTGCCAGTCTCTACGCCTTTGCCATTAACAAAGTCAGTAGAAGTGTAGCGATCAATACCCATGATAGCGTTACGCAGTGAAGGAGGAACGATAAAGCTACGTCCGTCCATAGGAACGTCTGCGTCATCCATCTTCTGAATCAATGCGCGGAACGCACCGTCAGTGAAGGCATTAACGTCAGCAGTGCCGTCAGCATCGTAGGCTTCCAAAGCGCCACCAGAAGTGATCTGGAATGCAGCGTTGTGTACCCAAGAAGAACCGTCACCGTTACCGAAAGACTTACCAAGAGTAAACAGATCATCGTCTACTTGCTTGGCTAGGCCGTAACCTGCGTCACCAGTGTAGAACTGACGCAAAGAAGCGAGAGCCTGTACTTCGGTAATGTCTTCAATCATACGTGAAAACTCAAAGTGCTTGTTGATGTTGATCAGTACTTCAGACTCAACAGCGTTCTGAATAGTAACTGCAACACCCTCAGCTTTGGCGTGAGCCGCACCACGAGTTGGCTTAGGAACATGGATGGTGTCGCCTTTTTTACCAGTCATGCTCATTTTTTTAACGAGGTTAGCTAGAACAAGATTGCTCTTGTATGCAGCAATTACTTCGTCACTCCAGATTTCTGGAATAAATTTAGCAGCAGATGTGTTGTCTACTGCACCGCCCATTGCGGGATAAGTTGAATCAGTCATAATAATAGTCCTATAATGAAATTAGTTTCGGACTCTCCCTTCAGCATATGCTTGCATGATTTCATCAGACAAAGACAAATACCTATCAGGATCATCCTGCATTAGTTTAATAATGTCTGAGCGTCTATAAACTTTGCGAGATGCTGTCTCACCACTTCCCTTTGCACCGCCTGTTGAGGCAGTCTTAACAGCTTCTTTCCTACTCGCTTTCTCCTGTGCTACAGTCTGACCAACAGCTTGTTGACGTTCCTTCCATAAACTGAAAAGCTCATCAGCGGCTTCATAGTCATACTGCGTATCCGCTTGTGCAAAGAGTTGAGTACGAATCTTTGATCCTTTAATCCAATCAACAAACTTACTATCTTGCAGAATCTCTTGCATGTCGGGATGACGTTGTTGCAATTGAGACTGCGCTGTCTGCTGCTTGTACTGCTGTGTTTGTTGTTCAGCAGCTTTGATTGAAGGATGATTCTTAATCGCTCTTTCGACAGCCTTGTCGGGATCAGAGAAAAAGTCTATATCTTCTTCAGGTTCTTGGGTTGCTGGTGTTGTGTCGAGTTGTGTCTGAATGTAGCTATCAACAACAGACCGTAGTTCCCCTACTTCACTGCTCTGTCGGCCTAGTAACTTCTCAGCCTCCTGGTGCATCCGTACAATCTCAGCCGTTGACTTTCCTTTGTACTTGTCAGGGATGTCATCTTCTTGAGGAGTCTCCTCTACTTGAGGTTCCTCAGTCACTTGACTTACTACTTCTTCTTGTTCGTTGATTTCTAAATCGTCTTCTTGACGCTCGTCTATTAGTGTTGCCATTATTAAACTCCGTGAGTATTCTCATTATGGAGGTGTATTATGCAGGGCTTCGGTTAGGAGTTGGCCTTGCGCTCTTGTTGTAGCTTTTGTGCCCTGTTCCTTTCCCACTGTCTGGTAGCACCCATAAAATCGCCAGAGATAGGGTCTAACTTGGAACGCACTGCGCTTACAATTCTGTTAGCTATCTTGTCACAGTCTAAACAGGGTATATGTGTACATTCGGAATCAACAAGTCTTTCGTTAATGTGTCCGTCCTCACACTTAAACTCAACCATGATACGCATTATGCTGCTTCTTCTGCGTCTTCTAGTTGTTGCTGCTCTGCTGTGTCAATCTGAGCTTCTAAATTTAGTATGTTCGCTATGACTGAGAGTTGGCCTTTACGGAAGTGCAGGTCTTCTAAGTCTTTAGTTACTTCTACTGAGTTAATCATTACCGCATTAGAGGATAAGTCGTCTAGCAACTGTTTCCATCCTTCTGAACGGAATAAATCTTTCATGTTGCGGTAATATAGTTCTAGTTTAGGGTCAATCACACTGTTTCTCCTATAAGGACAGTTGAATTAGTTATAGTTACACAGTTAGTATAACATAAAAGTATAAGAAAGTCAAGCTTTATTTGTATTTTTACTTGACTTCTTAGTAGTTTTGTTGTATATGGCATCCCAATTACTAGCAAACTTCTTTGAGTCTGTCTTGCGCTGGGAGCTTCCTTTGCCACCGTGGGTCTGGCCCTTCATCGTTTCTTGCCTTTATGTAGACCATGACTAGCATGTTGCTTGCCTGTAGCGGTTGCTGCTCTCTTTTTTGCGTTAGCAGCCGCTAGTTTCTTCTTCCCTGCTGCTGTGGACTTCAGCTTGTTGATTGTCTTAGAAGGTGCGTAGACCTCTCCAGTCTTACCGCTAGGCTTACCAGAGGGTGTACGCCACTTCTGCTTAGTTCACTTCTTTAGGCTTTTCTGTGATTTAGCTAACCCCATGACGTCCTCGCTTTCTGTTTAGCCTTATCTGACAAAGCGCTATAGTGGAATAGCTTTTCACTGGTTTTGCCGTGAGACCTACCTGAGTGCAAAGAACCGTCAGGCATCTTGTGCGTACCTCCTTTGTGGACAGTACCGTCTTTCTTGTAGTGGTTTACACCTTTCATTTGTAACCTCCACCTTTTGCCTTGTACTCCTTGGCTAACATCTGAGCTTTCCTAGCAGACCACTGTCCTGCATTGCCACCTTTAGTTCCTGTTTTGATCTTGTTAAACAAGTTCTTCCGCATAGTAGGCTTAGTGTAGTTACCTGCTTTGTTTACTGTAGACATTTTTGCTTACCTCTTAACTGGCTTCTTCTTTTTCTTAGGTTTACTGCTGTATGTACCTGTACCGTATCCCATGTTATTTCCTCTTGGATTTAGCGCCAGAACATTTCCAACGCTTTCTTGATAAGTTGTTAGGTGTGTTAGGGTCGTTCTGCTTCTTCTTAGACAGACGCTTTTTAATCCCAAGACTACGAGCGCAATAGCTATCGCCCTTAGATGTACCAGGTTTTACTCTAGGGCCACCACCTTTAGCCTCCCCTGCTTGTCCGTAACTAACTCTCTTTCCCGTAGAAGTTACTTTAACTCTTGCTTTTCCTGCTCTTGGCTTTCCCATTCTCTGCTCCTGTATTATCAGCTATTTGTTTCTCAAGCTGTACAATCTTCTTAAATAGTTCCTCAAACTTTACATTTACTTGAGCTACTACGTTCTCTAAATCCCTGGTGCTTACCATTACTGTAGTCCTTGTGGTTGTGGAGGAGTTGCCTGACTAGCAACATTGCCCTCTTTTACTGCTACTTCTCTTTCTTTCAGTAACTGCTCTGAAATCTTTAGACGCTTCTCAAACTCTTTGTCATCTGCGTCACCAGCTTTAATGTTAGTAGTGGCTGCCTTGATACGGTCAATCTGAAGCTCCTCTGGTATTGCCTGTGCTTCAACAACCAGCTTCTGCGCTCTAGCTTGTGACTCTTGCGCCTGTCCTTGTAGTGCAGCAGTCTGTGACGCTTGGAATGCCAACTGAGCTTGCTGTGCTGCCTGTGCTGCCTGCTGTGCTTCTGGGTTAGGCTGGTTAGCTTGCTCAAGCGTAGCAATCAACTCTTCACGATTAGACAGGTTCATGTTGTCAATGATAGATGTTACCAGCTTAGGATACATAGGCTGATCTGGTGACATGGTTTGTAGCAACTGCACAAGCTGTGTAACTTCGTACTCACGGGCAATAATACCTAGTGAGCTAGAGGTATGGAACTTGTAGTCAGCTACTGGGTATAGCTCAGGCTCAAACTGCATGTAACGGTAAGCAGCCTTCTGTACGAATGGAATCAGGAAGGAGTCTTGGAAGTTAATCAGGGTACGCTTGTGACGCTTGATGATAGCGCCTAGTGACATAGAGACACCAGCAGCAGTAGACTCGCCATTGATAGAACCAGCAATGCCTGCTGAGTCAATAGCACCTGTGGCAGTCTGCACCATGGTCTGTAGAGACTGTGCCTGTGCAAATGTAATCTGGCTTACGTTACCAAAGTTAAAGGGCTGTAGAATCTCAGCAGGGTTACCATTGGTTAAGATGGTCTTTCCTGGCTGTATGCTTGGTTTAGCGCCTCTAGGCATACGAGAAGCGTCCATAGCCATCATTGGGTGGATGGTTAGGGCAAGAGCGTCGATTCTAGCGCGTAGTTCTGTGTCTAACGCCTTTTGGCTGTTATACCCTTTCTCACATACTCCTCTGCCCCAGAAGCGGCTAGGAACGACATCCCAAGGGAATGAGACAACAGGACGATCCTGCATCATGTATGGGTT